CGAACTGCCTCGACGGGAACGGAGATTCGCTCTACTTCCTGGGGTTCCCCCGTGGGACCCGCTTGTAGCTCGGTCTTTTTCGTTACGTTGATCTTTGCGATCCCCGTCCCGTAGATAGCCCCCATAAGGAAAGCGTCGCTAAGCGCTCGCTCCACCCCGTCAAGGTTAAAGTCCTCAAGGAGCTGGTTACGGTAGATCATGGCGTCTTCTTTGGTTTCATCCCGAATGTCATCGGTGATGTCAAACCACGCCTTGCGAGAGAAGATAGCCTCCTCAATCTCGCTCACCGTCATCTCAATAGCCTGGGACAGCGCGGGCGCAATAAGGCGGCTGCGCTCGCTGTCCGTGTTCTTGTCCTTGTCGGTGAAGAAACCCCGCCACAGGCGGGTGTACTCGTCCCACCGCATACCATACTTGGTGTCGCGCACGTCCCGTGCGTGATCCACCTTCAGCAGAATAAACTCTGCAAGGCCAGAGAAGCCTTCGTAATCTTGGCGCGCGTCGTTCGGGTTATTGGTATCCCCGAATTGGTTTTGTATCGCCACGCTTTAGCTCCCCTTAATAGCCTGCAACATCGTCCATTGGCTCCCACTCGTCTTCGACATCAAAGCCGTCGAACCATGGGTCTGCCATCTGATCCACGTACGACACTGCATCAATGAGGTCGTCGTGAGATAAAGGGGACGGAAAGTCTACACACTGGTCCAGGAAGTCTTTGTTCCACGGGGCCTTCAGCAGACTTATGCGACCCTTTTCCGCCCGGCCTTGAAGGGCCCAGGCGATACGGTCTGTCTTTCGCTGATTCCCGTGCGACAATTCCCAGATCGGAAAGTACACCCCCAGGCGATTCATCTCGTCCTCGATGTAGGGGGTAACGGCGTTCTTTGCCATGCCCTTCTCAACGCCTAGCTTCACGGGCTTGTAGTCCCGATACGCCTTTACTATCCGAAGTGCGGTCTCTCTAACATCCCACTGACCGTAAATAAGATCGGCAACACACCATCCGCCAGCATGATTAAGGATTACTGCGATGGCGTGATCGTCGAGCTTCTTCACCTTGCGCCCTCCCTCGGTTTTGCTGAAACCGGCGAGGTCGATTGCTACGTAATAATCCCCCGGGTAGGGGACACTCTCCACGATGTCAAACATATCGCGGGTAAGGACAATACCGCCTCCCGACTCGAACGATGCCTCAATCTCCTGCCGGAAACGCTCCTCCGACATATTCTCGGCCATCATCGTGATTTCCTGCGCGGGCAGGAACGGGTTGTCCATCGACTTGTAGGTCCACGCTTTCCATGCGTCGTCTTCCGTCTGCATGGCGTGGGCCCACAACTCGTAGAAGTGGTTCTTGCCGTCGGGGGTGCCGATAAACAGCGCTCCCCCTTCGGCCCGAGCCAAGGCGGGGCGGATAATCATCTGCCACACCTCTTCCTTCATAAAAGCGTACTCGTCCATGACTACGTAACTAAGGCCAACCCCACGCAGGCTGTCGGGGCGGTCTGCACCCTTGATAGAGATGCGGCGACCGTTGACTAGCGTGAGCACGCCCTGGTTCTCGTATTTCTGAGCTATGAGTTCAGATCCAAGCTCCTTCAGGAGCGGCCAAAGGATCTTCTTCCCCTGCTCGTACGTCGGCGCGACGTAGTACACTTCTTCTAGCGCAAGGTCTACTTCTACCCCGTCGCTTCGCACCTTGGAGTTCTTCGCCGCTTCTACGAATAATGTCACGGCTGCAAGATACGATTTCCCGAAACGACGGCCAGCCGCAACGACCTTAAAGCGGCTGGGGTCTTCAAAAATATCAAGCTGGTGCTTGTGAAGACTGATATTCAAACGTACGTCCCTCCGGGACTAGCGTTTTTTGGCTTGCGACGCTTTAATAGCGCGAAGCTGCCTTTCGGCGGCGGCTCGGGTTCTGTGGACGGCTCGTGTTCCTTCGACTTGCCATCCGCTTTTTACCTTTCTTACCGGCACCGTAGGCCACCTTAGTAGCCCTGGGGCTTGGAACCGCCCATAGCACCGCCCTTGACGGGGCTTTTCATGCCTGCGCCAGCCTTGTAGGGCTTGGAGCCCATGCTGGACTTGGATTTCACGCCGGGACCCTTCTGGGCGTAGTCACTGCACTGGTTCATGTTCGCCATCTTCAATATCCTCGTCGTCTACTTCGATGATTTCCGCCTTTTTAGAGGCAGAGTCGGTGGTGGAAATGTTAATTTGGACGCTTTCCTTGCCCGCAACGGTGTTATCCGCTGCGCTTTTGGACATGATCGACGCCCAAACCAGCTTTTGGCTGTCTTTGTCGCCCTCAAGTGCTTGATTTACAATCAGATTTGCCACTTGGAGCATTTTGTCTGCGTTATCTTCCCTGACGGCCTCCTCGACCATCAGTTTGAGCATGGTAACCTTGTTCTTTGAGCCCTTCGGGCGTCCGTTTGGGTTACCGCTGACGCCTTTCAGGAAGCGTCCGGTCGAATTGTCCCTGACTAAGCTAGTCTCTTGGGACGCTGAATCCGAGTTTTCGGTCGAATTCTTTGATATTTGCTCTGAGGTTGAAGTCATCTTTGAAGAAATCCTCTAATTCCGGCTCTCGGTAGCTGCGGGCCATCGGTTCCATGTTCAGCGGGCCCTTGTTGTGGTGCCCGATGCGTAGCCCGTAGCGTTCTTTGAATACCTGTTCGATGTCTTCAAACATGAAATACAACGTCGGAAGGGGTCCCCAGAGCCAATTCTGGGGAACCCAGTGCTTGTCCCAGTACCGCTTGTCCAACACTAGGTCTACAAAGTCCATCCAGTCCCGCGGGGGGCTGGAGATGTAGCTCTGGGTGCGCTCGTGCCACACCTGGGGCCACGACGCGCGGTTGTTGAAGTAGTGAAAGGAGCTTTCCATCCGCTCCAGCGGATCTCGGACAAATACTACCGCTTCGTTGTAGTGCTCTACCTTGTGCTTTGGTACCTGGCCGCCGTTGGCTGCCTTGCGTACGCTGTTAGAACCTACCTTCGGTGTTGCTGCTATGACCTCTCGCCCGATGGGGCACCAGATTACGGTACGGTTGCCACTGATAACAGGGTGCTCGGGCATGTAGTCGTAGGTCATACCCGCTACCCGCGGCGGCGGGTGCGGGACCCTCCCCGCTTCTTCTTGGCCGTCTTGGCAGACTCCTTGAAGGCTTTGTCCGTGGGAGCACCCTTAGAGCCCGGGGTGCGCATCTGCTCGCCTGAACCGGCTGCGATGCGCTTACGCTTGGCGTTGATGTTGGCGTACAGTCCTCTGGGCATCAGGATCTCCGGCTCTTGGTTCCGCTGCACTTCCACCGCTTCCGCGAGAGGCGGAGCGGGGAGTTGGGGTCTTTGGCTGCTTTCGGGTTGTCACGCATCTGGCCCGCGCTACGGGCGCAATAGGCATCACCCTTCGCGGTCCCTGGACGTACACGCGGCCCTCCGTCCTTCGCTTTACCGGCTTGGCCGTAGGACACCTTCCGCCCGCTGGCGGTCACCTTGACCTTAGCCTTACCCTTCCGCGGGGTCGCCATTACGCGACTTCCGCCTCGGCCTCACCCTCGACAAGCTCAGGCTCGTCCTCTGACACTTCCTTGATCGCTGCCACGAAGGCTTCCTGGCGAGTGGACAGCGCAATCTGTACGTCTGTAAAGCGACGCTGGAGCGCCCCCAGCTCTTGCTGGAGCGCGACCATGTGATTCACCTCAGCGATCTGCTCAGGAGTCAGATCTTCTTCGGTGTACTGCTTTCCATCAATGCTTAACATGCGTGTATACCTAAGTGGTTTGCCCATCCCTTCGGGATAGGGCGCAGCGTAAGCTGCTGATGTATACAAGAATACGACGAAGGCTTGAGCTGAGGAGTATTCTTGTCACGTCGTTAGCCTTCGCTTGGGGCTACGGCTCCGACGTAAGCATGCCCGCTCCCTCTTGGGAGGGGCGGGACCCTTGTCAGCTCGCCCGCAACCCTCAAGGGCAGCGGAGCGAGTCTTACCGTGTTCGCGTGTGCTACCAAGCACCCACTCACACGTCAAGATTCTATCGACCCCCTCAATCCCCCTTATCCAAGGGGGTTCTTCAAGGCCTCAATGTATATATGTATGTTTTTTCAAAAAAGGCGACAGCTTTTTAGCCCTTTTTTGCAAACTTCCATGATTTCTCCATAATCCCCTACTCTATGCACCAATATGGTGCCGAGTGGGGCCCCTTAGCATACCCTTTCCCGTGATTCTTTCCTGTATACCCGCTACCCGCTAGTGCGGGTGCGGGGCCCTAAGCGAGGGCAGAGTAGCCCGATGCGAGGGCAGTATTCCATGTAACGCGAGGGCTGCGCCTCTCGCCAGCGATCCCCTAGGCCAAAAATCACCTCTCCTGTATTGGTGAAGGTGCTACAGACTACCAATACCCCCGGGAGGGGGGTGCCCCCCGTTAGTAAGCACTCACTAACTAGGCAAAACGTGGGCTCTAGGCGAAGTAAGTACTCACTAACAGATAAAACCTATCGAAAGCTCTGGATTGATAGACAGCATCAATACATGAGCACCTGCTCACGTTTACAGCTTAGGCTGTTAAGTGTTCAAAAATTGTACAAAGAGAAAGTGTGGTCGGGACCCGCATGGAGCCTACCTGGTCCAATGCTACCTAGGGTAACAGTAGTGCTACCTTGGGTAACACGGTAACAGTAACGGTAACACCGAGGGGCCATGCCCTAGCATGTAACTCATTGATTTAACTAGGCCTTAGCTTTTGGCATACCCTTTGCTTTACCCTTTGCATACCCCGCACAACGCGGGGCCCTTGGGAGAAACACCATGGCAAAACTAACGAAAGCACAACGCGAGGATCTAGCGTCCCTTATCAATAGCCTAGTGGTGGCTAATGACATGCGCGACCACGCGCTAGTCAAGGAAGATTTGGAGAGCTGGGACCTTTGGGACCGCGCCATTGCTCGCGACACTCTGGAGCTCTTTGAGGCTTACGGTATTGAGCTCCCGAACCTTTCCTATATCCAACAACGCAACGCGGCCTAAGGGCCGCAAGGGAGAAAGACAATGGCAAAGGCTTACTATTACGCATCCGGCAAGAACAAGTTCCTAGAAGTACAAGGAAAGCGCTTCGCTGTCTCGGGGATGCGCGAAGCACGCAAGCTCTGCAAGGATCTGAACGTACAGCCCTGGAACTTCTAAACAATCAACTAAAAGGGCTAGCCCCGAAAGGGGCGCCCGCGGAGAACACAATGAAAGAATCCATAGCAGCCCTAGTCACTCGCCAGGACAACGCCTATCGTAGCTTGGTGGACACGCTGGCAGAGCTCGGGGCAGGCGAGCACGCAGAGCGCGTCGCCAACCTGTACCTGAAAGAGCGCATTGCATCGCTGGATCCCGTCATGGGGCAGTTCAAGATCAAGCATGGCGCCTTCCTTGATAAGGACGTCATCGAGCGCGCAGTTACCGCGGCTATTGCATAGCCTTAGCCTTTCCTATACCTTTTGCCTTGTCTTTTACATAACGCG